CGAAGATCCGCCAGCGGTTGCCGGGTGTGTCAGGATCGCCCAGGGATAGCTGAGAAGCGCCGAGACCGTCCGCACCGCTCACCCACGCTTGGACATTGTCGTCCGAGTCGATGAACTCCAGCGATTCCGGACCGAAGACGCCGCGGATGTCCGCGTCAGATGCGGAGACGGTCACGCCGTTGATGTCGAAGGTGATGTGGGTCTCCAGCTGCGTGATGGACGTGGTGTGGCTGCCCACCGTCGACTGAAGTTGCGAGATGTCGAAGCTGAAGCCGTCCGCGGTCTGGTCGAACTCGGTCTGGCTGACATAGTCATAGGTGGCCAGTAGGTTCGCGAGGCCGTCTTCATCGATGTAGTTCTCCTCGATGCGCGTGGTCTGCTCCACCAGGGAGGAGATGGAGCTGTCCGTCACTTCCAGGGATGCCTGGGTGGTCTCGACCGCACTAGCCACCACGACCACGCTCTCGGCTTGCTCGTTGATCCGCTTGTTCGCGTCGATCACGTCGGCCTGTGTGTTGGCGATCGTGTCCGGGAGGCTCGTTTTCATGTCCCCCAGTTCGATGCTGGAGTAACGGTCCTGAAGGACGTCCCAGGTGGCCTTGACGCACTCCGCGAAGGCCTCGACGCCGAACTTCTCAAAGTAGACGGTCACCATGTCGCAGAGGTCAATCTGCTCCGGCAGCTCCTGGATCTGCGCGAAATTGAGCTTGAGGTTGACCTTCGGCGTGCTGAGGTTGTTCGCCGCGATGTATTTCAGAGCCCGGAGCGTCAGGTCCGCCGCCGTGGGCGGTTCCTCAGCGTTGGCCCACTCCTCCGTGAAGTCCAGCGCCAGGACTTTGGTGTAGGACACCGCCGCGACCTGGGTCAGCGTTCCGTTGATGATCGTGCCGTCCTCCGCCCGGAAGAAGGGATAAACGTGGGAGTAGAGATTGCTGCACTCCTGCTCCTGCTCCAACGTGAGGAGGTTCTTTCCGTAAAGGATCCGCGCTCCGTTGTTCGTCCCGCGGTTGTTCTCCAGCGTGGCGGTGAAGCGGTCATAGTGCCACTCCCCGCCGTAGACGTCCAGAAGGCTCCCCTGCCTTCCGCCCATCCATGCCCGGATGGATGCCGGCTCGTCCGGCGTGAAGTTCGCCGCGGTGGAGCGGCTGCTTTGCAGCGTGAAGGGGCAGTCATTGGTCACACAATGCGACACCAGCCCGGAGAGGGCTGCCTGAATGTCCCCCGCCACGAAGGGCGTGGTCACATAGCCGGAGAGGTCGTAGGAGATGTGTTCGGCGTTCACGGTGATGGTGGCGCCGCTCATGCTCTTCTGGATCTTGTAGATCCGGAACGGCTGGTACTGGTCGGAATAATTCGCCCTGGCCAGAATGATGCTCCGCGGCGTGATGTCGTCGGCGAACTGGCCGGTCACCGGGTAGGTCATCGTCAGCTCATAGGCGCCGTTCCGTTCTTCCGTGACATAGCAAGAAATGGCGTCCGCCAGGACCCCGATGCCGAGGCTGGTGAACGCCGTTTCGTTGGATGCGTAGAGGATAGGCTTCATTCTTCCCTCCTCATCAAATCACGAAGTAGTTGGGGGTGATCTCCAGCTTCGTCACCCCGCCGGTGAACTTTACCACGCTGGTGCCGGCGGTGACCTTCGGAAAATCGCCGAGCTGCATGTAGGAGTTCAGGTTGACGTCTCCGCTGGCGTCGGTGACCACCATTCTCTCGCAGTCGATGATCATGCCGGTCGCGATGGTGTTCAGCGTGACCTGGGTCCCGCCCACGGTGAGGGTCCCGCTCCCGCTGCCGGTCACCTTGATGACGGGCGCGGAGGCGAAGGCCGTGGGGTTCGTGATGTTCGTGTTGGTCGCGCTCACCGTGACGACGGTCTCGCCGCTCTTGAGGAAGCGCTTCCCCTTGCACATGAACTTGATCTTTGCGCGGCCGTAGCGGTTCAGGACGTTCTCAACGTCCGTGGGGCCGACAAAGTAGGCCATGCGGTAGGTGCTGGTGTCGTAGGTGTCTTCCAGACGAGCGTAGCCGTTCGCCGAATGAAGCCAGCTCATGACGTCGATGAACTTCTGCGGGGCGGATCCGGTCGCGCCGGTACCGGCATAGATCTCGTACTCCTGCTCGTAGTCCGCCCAGGCGTCCTCAAAGATGATGATGTCCCCGGTCTTGCCGGGGATCTCCATCTTCGTGAACTTGCGCCGGGGGCGGTCCAGGGCCGGGTAGGATTCGACCGCTTTGATGCCGGCGGCGGTTGAAGCCACGCCGTTGAAAGTGATGTAGCCATTAGGCATAGATCGCGTTCCTCCTCATGACGTTGCTCTGGATCTTGTCGCTGATGACGGTCGCCAGCTCCTCCACGTTCATGTTGTCGTTGGCGTAGACGTTGATGGTCACGCCGGCGTTGACGCCCGCCTCCTCGCGGAAGATCATCCGCAAGTCGTCCAGGGCGCCGACGAACTCCGGCCGGCGCTCACCGACACCGATGATGCTCGGCTGGCGGAAGATGCCGCCCTTGTCGTACCACTCGATGCCCAGCTTCGGGACCTGGAGCGGGTTCAGGCTGAACTTGCCGGACACCTTGAAGTGCGGCAGTTTGATCTCCGGGATCTTGATGGTCATCTTCTTGAAGAAGTCCGCCATCTTCCCCGCTGCGTCAATCACGCCGCCGATGAGGGTGGCGATGGTCTTGAACACCGGACCGAGGACCGTCTTCAGGAAGTTCGCCACCGGCTTCAGGACGCCCATCAGGGTGTTCATGGCCGCCGGCCACACGGTTCCCCAAAGGTCGACCAGCTTCATGACGTAGGGGATGATGTGGTCCTTCACCCACGCCACGATGTCCATGAAGATGGGCAGGAGGAACTCCTTCAGCCAGCCGACCACGTTCTGGATCACCGGAACGATGTTCTGCTGGACCACTTCCCACACGTGCATGAGGACCGGGATCCAGTTGTCGCGGATCCACCCGGCCACCGCCTGGACGATGGGGCCGAGGTGCTGCTGGATCCAGTTGACGACCAGCTTCACGGCCGGGATCAGTTTGGTCGCGATGACGTCCGTGATGCCGTTGATCGTGCCGGTGATGTTCGCCATGCCGATCATGTCGATGATGTCCATGAGGCCGCTGACGACGGTCGCCTGGAGGTTCCCGATGGCGCCCTCGAAGGTGATGGCGCTGGTGGCCGCCTCCACCGCGATGGGCTGGTTGCCCACTTGCATGATGGCGGCGTTGAACTCCTCGGCGGTGATCATGCCCTTCGACAGGGCTTCCTCAAAGTTGCCGGTGTAGGCTCCCATGTCGAGGAGGGCCTGTTTCAGAACACCGGCTGCGCCGGGGATCTGTCCGGTCAGCTGCTTCCAGTTCTCGGTGGTGAGCTTTCCCGCGCCGGCCGTCTGCGTCATGACGGACGCGACCGATTCAAAGGTCTGCGCGTTTCCGCCGGCGACGGCGTTCAGGTTGCCGGCCGCTTCGGTCAGCGCTTCAAAGTCTGCGACGCCGTTGGCGCCCAGCTGGGCGACCGTAGAGGCGATGGTGTCGAGGTCATAGACTGTTGCGTCGGCGTATTCCTTTACCGCCGCCGAGATGCCTTCCACTTCGTCTGCGCCGAAACCGGCGAACTCCAGCGTCTGCGCGAACTTGTCCATGCTGTCATGGGCCGCGATCGCTTCACCCGCCAGCTCCTTCAGGGCGCCCACGAGGGACTGGATGGCAGATGCGGCGAGGTCCGCGATGACCCCGCCCATGATGGACCAGCCGCCCTTCCCGGCGTTCTCAGCGTCTTTGCCGGCGGCTTCGGCAGCGTCTCCCGCTTTCTTTGATGCGGTCGTGACGTCTTTCAGCTCGCCCTCGGTCTCGTTCAGCTCGTTCTGGTAGGTCGCGTACTCGCCCTTAGCCTGAGCGAGGGCCGTCTTGGTCTTCGCGATCTCGGTCTCCTGGCGCGTGATCTGCGTCGTGAGCTTCTGCACCTCCGGAGAGGTGGCGCCGTATCTCGCCTTCGCATCTGCGAGGGCGCTGTTCATCTGCGCGAGGTTCGCTTCCTGCTGGTCCAGTTTCTTGGTGAGGGTCTCGACGCTCCGCGCCGCCTCCCCCATCAGCTGCTCCAGCAGGGACATTTTCTTCTTGGTGTCTGTCGCCTGGTCCCCGGTGCTGTCCAGCCCGGAAGTGACGTTCTTCAGTTCAGCCGACAGCGCCTTTGAGGTCTGCTTGATGTTTTCAAGTTCGGCGCGGAACTCTTTCCCGCCGTCGACCTGGATCTTTACTCCGATGGATTCCATGCGTTACCTCAATGCCAGGATGTCGTCGAAGGACATCTTTTTCTTCTCCTTCGCCGCGCCTTTGGACACGGCGAGGCAGGAGATCAGGTCTATCAGCATCCCCCGCTTCATCCGCAGGGTCTGCATGGGCGTCAATCCGAACTCCTTGACGCCAAAATAGAGAAGCCAGGGGAGGCTCAAGCCTCCCCCGTCCTCACTTCGTTTTTTTTAGCCGTGATTTCCATCTCGGCCTTTGCGTCGTCCCTCATGGCCGTCATGGCCTCGGTCATGGCCTCCCGGAGGGCCGGCATAGTCAGGCTCTTCGCCTGTCCGGCAGTAAGCCGGGGAACGTCTTCCCCTTCCCATTCCTTCATGTAGTCGGCGTATGCATTGTTGAGAACAACAACCGCCTCCCTCATGAACGCGATGGACTCGCTGACGGTGGCGGACTCCATGAAACTGTCGAGCGCTTCGATGTCTCCGCCGGGGCAGAGACGGCCGAGCTTCTCAATGCCCTCGACCGTCCCTGCGAAACGGTATTCTTTGCCGTGAATGATCATCGTCTTCCTCCTATTGAAGCCGCGTCAGGGGGTGATGTTGAACAGGGTCTTGATGAGCGCCTCGGCGCTGGCCTCGGTGGTCTGAGCCTCGCCCAGCTTCTTCCAGACGTGCTTCGCGCTGTCGTCGCGGAAGATGGAGGCTTCCATCGCCTGGGTCTGCCAGTCGATCTCGTCCTCCTGGGTGGCGGCACTCAGCTCGAGAGGCTTGAAGCGGACCTTCGTCAGGGCGACGGGGGTGTAGCTGGTGACACCGTCGGACATGTACCGCGCGATGGCGGCGAATCCCATGTAGGGGGGATCCATGTCGTCGTCGAAGGCGTACCAGTTCCCGGACGCGCTGCCCAGGCCGAACACCAGCTTCTCGGCGGGTTCCAGGAGGCCGTCAACGGTCAGGGACAGGGTCCCACCGGTGAACAGGCCGCCGGCGTTCTCCGCCATCTGGTTGTCCGCGTAGAACTTGTTGTCGTCGCTGGTCTCCGGGCTGATGGTCATGTCCACGCCGCGGGCGAGGATCTGTCCGCTGGAATAGGACACGACGCCGGCGGTGCTGGCGGAGTAGAGCGCGACATAGGGCTTAGAAAATCCGGTCAGGACTTTTCCAGCAGCTGCCATGTTATTTCTCCTTTGTTCGGATGTAATCGTCTAACTCCGCCTGCATGGCCGCGACCGTGTCCTTCTTCAGGCGGCGGGCGGTGGGCGCGATGAACGGAGTTTTTTGAAGCCAGGACGTCCCTGCCTCAACGGTCCGCGCGACCATCGAGTTGGGATGCCCCTTCGGGTATTTTTGTGTCACGTAGGAGTTGTAGCCCTCGAAGCCGATCTTGGTCTCCACCACGCCATCGGTGCGGCGGTGCTGGGCGATGCCCAGTCCATCTAGCAGTCCCTGGCGTTCGGCGTCGGTGACGCCTCTGCGGTGTTTCCCGTCGCTCGTCTGGGAGGGCAGTTTGGTGATGGCCTCGCGGATCCCGTCGGCGATGGTCGCCGCTCCCCCATAAACAGCGTGAGAGGCGGCAGCGTCTGCGCTGGCCGCCAGGTTCTCAATCGTGCTTATCCAGGAATCGGCTCCAACGGTAACGCTAGCCATCGTTCTCCTCCTCGTGAACTTCGGCGACCGTCCACTCCCACTCGAAGTGGATGAGGCGGGTGTCCTCCTCATACTGCACCGAAGAAAGCGACCAGCCCGCCCGGATGCCTTCCAGGGCTTCCTGAATGGCGTCTACGGCGGTGTCGTATTCTGTCTGGGTGTAGTAGTCCACGGTGCCGTGAATGGCCTGTTCGGCCTTGCAGTTGCCGGCGTGAAGGGAGTCCCCCTCGCCGTCTTCCTGCCAGACCAGGCAGGGCCAGTTGTCTGCCGGCCGGAAGTAGTGGTAGGCGTTCGGGACGACCGCCGCGAAGGCCTCCCCGACGTAGCGGAGCTTGCTTTGCAGCGTCATCATGTCGCCACCTCCTCCAGATCCAGCAGTTCGTCAAGGCGGATGAGCGTCAGCTCGACCGCCCGGACATCTCTCCGGACGATGACCGGCGCGACCGCGTCCACCCGGAACTGTTCGCCGCCCTCAAGGACGACGTAAGAGTTCGGGCGGATCTGCGTGTCAAACGGCACCCGGACGAGGGAATCAATCTGACAATCTGCGCCGCGGGCCTCGTACATCCGGGAATAGGAAACGGTCCGCTCGCCGTAGAAGGCACGCCCATAGGGCGCGAGCTTCTCGACGGGCATGGCCCCTCCCCCGGTGACGGTGTGCTTCAGGCACAGGGTCAGGAGACCGGTGTCAAACATTTTCCCCTCCGAGTGCAGTCTTGATGCCGGCGTAGTCGCCGTAGTTGGTGTAAGGCGTCGCCATCATGAGCTGGGCCTTCTGCTCGTCGTAGGACGGTTTCAGATGCTCCCACTCGTCGGATTCACCGAAGTGAGCCTTGCAGTAGGTGCAGACCGCCCGCTGGAACAGATAATCCGGTTCCCATTGGGTGACGTCGAACTCCGCGCCTTCGGTGGTGGGCGTGGTGCAGACGAAGTACTCTCCGCCATGCACCACGCGGTCACCGGCGGCATAGGAGGAAGCCGATGAGAACGTTTTGGTCACGACGCCGGCAAGGCTCAAATCGAAGCACGCGGCCCCGATGAGGGTCCGGATCTCCACGTCGTATGCGGTTGTCTCTGCCCGCCGGAGCGCGAGCTTTACGATGTCGAACAATGCCATGATGTCTTAACCTTCTCTCTTGTTTGGGTGGGCGTATCCTTCCTCGCCGAAGATGAACTGGCCGACGTGGCCGCACTTGATCCGGCTGTCGCACATGATCGTCGCGCCGACGTCCCTCGCCCGGATGCAGAAGGACAGGTCCTCCCCGAAGCCCAGGATGGGGCTGAAGGGAAGGCCGTATTTGTCCTGCACCCGCTTGATGAGATCCACGCTGACCAGCACCGCTCCAAAGCCGATTCCCTCAACCGGGAACAGGCTCTCCTGCGGGTAGTCGTAGTAGTTCAGCGCGGCGGGCGAGACCACGTCGGTCTCATCGTCGTGGAAGTAGCCTACCTTCTGGTAGCAAATAGGCACCGATGGCGTCTTCCGGGAGAAGTAGATCCCTCCCACCATCTCCAGGCCGTTCTCGTCCATGTCCGCCATCAGCCTGGCCATCAGGTCCGGGCCGAAGGACATATCAGAATCCAGCCAGAGGATACGGTCATAGCCTCCTTCGATTGCCTGCTTTGCAAGGCCGTTGCGTGCGTCATAGATCAGAGAGGAGCTGCTGATGGCAAAGCCCACCTCGTCTCCGATGCGCTTCATCTGAAGCAGGGATTTCATGAACTCTGTGTGGACCATGTCCATGCAGGGTATCGCGATTAGGGTTTTCATAGCAGCTCCCTCCTATTGGCGCGGCTTGATCACTTCACGATCTTCGCGAAGCAGTGGTCGGCCACGATGCCGAGTCCGACATACTCCCGACCGACGAACTTCACCAGATCCTTCTCGGCGAGGCTGAGATCGTCATACTTGATGCGGATCTCGTCGCCGTTCGGGAAGTTGGCCTGAGCGCCCTGGCCAAAGTCGCCGACGATCGCCCAGGCGGTGCCGGTGGCGAGGGTGGTGGCGGAGGTGTAGGCGGGCAGGCTGTTGTCGAAGTGGACGGGCAGTCCCTCGAAGGGATCCACGGCGTAGGAGGCTGCATACTGAGCGGCCTTGAAGGCGGCCCAGGAGCCCTTGTTCATGACGACGACGGGGTTGGCCGCTTCGTCAGACAGGGCGCCGATGGCCTCCGCGATCACGCCCACGCTGGGGGTGCCGGTCACGATGCCGACGCCAACGGCGGTGGTGGTGGCGGAAGCGGTCAGGGCGGTGATCTTGGCGATCAGCTCGGCCTGTGCCTTCTTGGCGATCTGGTACGCCAGTTCGTCGTAGATGTAGTCGAGGAACTCCTCGCCATTGAGGTCCAGCGCCTCGTCGGAGATGGAGATCCACTTCTTGATGGATTCGGGCTTCAGAAGCACCTTGCCGATGACCAGGCTCTCCTCGGCAGGAGCGGCGGAGCCTTCGGTGTGGATGGTGGCGGCGGTGGCGCTCAGTTCGAAGCCGACTTCCAGGTTGCCCTTGATGTAGGTCTTGCGGACAAGGTCCATCAGACCGTTGCGCTGCCAGGCAGTGCGGATGCGGCCCTCGACGTAGGTGGGGACGGGTACGACGCCGCCGGCGACGTTCTCGCTCAGGAGGGCGCGGCACTCGGCGTCATTGTCGGTCTTGATGTAGTTGGCGTAGGCCACGTTGTACTCGTGGGACGCCCTGATCTCTTCGTTGGTCATTTTGTCGTTCTCCTTGAATTCGTCTTTGATTTCTCCGGGGATCTCTCCCTCGGCAATCTTGCGGGCCTCCTCCTGGCGTCTCTCTTCGATCTCCAGAAGCTCGGCCTTGCGGGCTTCGATCTCGGTCAGCTCCGCAGACAGGGCGTCCAGGTCCGCGTCTTCCGCGGTCATGGCCACCTCAATCTCGGCGATCCTCATCTCCAGCTCGCTGTTGGTTGCGGTCTTAATGTTCATTGTTTTTCAGCCTTTCTATGCGATTGGTCAGCTCTGCGACCTTCGCCGCACGTTCCTCCTGCGCGAGTCTCTCCGCCCGCTCGACCTCCATCACTCCGTGGAAATAGTCTCTAGTGGCAACGTCCAGCTCGGTCCCCGGGTTGGCCGGGAAGCTGACGGGACTGACGTCGAACAGTTTCGCGATCTTGGTGATCTTCCGGAGGTGTTCCTCTCTGTCGTAGGCGTCCTCCTTCACCGTGAAGGCGAAGCTCATTTTGGGGTAATGCCCCGCGGCTATGTCCTCGAACAGGGCCCGCCCCGCCGCCGTGCGGCTCAGGTCGGCCTCCTGCTTGAGACCGTGTTCGTCCACGCTGACGACCAGGTCGCCGGCGCTCGTTCGGGCGTAGACTTTGCCCTCATGGTCGACGCGGAGGACCACGTCGCTCATATCGGTCTCGTCAAACGCCTTCGGGTCGATGACCTCCTTGTATTCGATGTCCCCATCGCGGAAAAGCACGTAGGGCTCGAATGTGGAGGCATATCCTTCGATGCGATAGTCGGGCTCCTGACCCTCCCGGTCCTCCTGGAGGATGCGCAGCTCCATGTCGCGGATCAGTCGTTCATTCTTCGTCGACATTGTCTTCGTCTCCTGTCTTTTCGGATGCGTTGTAGTATTCCCCGCGGATCACCCGGACGTCCCCGCCTTCGACCGGCGGCAGCTGCCAGATGGCCCGCGCTTCGTTGATGCTGATGAGTCCGCGGTCGACCAGGTCAGCCGAGACGGCCAGCTTGTCCGCGTTCGTCATGTACTGGAGCCTCGAGGTGGTGAAGAAGATCTCCGCGCCGTAGGCCCGCTCCCGCTCCGTGAAGGTCATCTTCGTCATGACCTCGGAGAGCTGAATCGCAAAGGTCTCGACCTCGCCTTCATAGAAGGCGGAGAACTCGTCGCCGTATGCGGCGTTCTGGATGACCTTCTCGCTCACGCCGAAGTAGTCCTGCACCGACGTCCGGATCAGTTTCAGCTGGTCCGCGTCCACCGCGTAGGACTGCTGGTTCACCTGCTTTATGTCGCTGTAGGTGTTCGGGAAGAGCAGGATCCCACCGCCGGTCTTGTCCTGGAAGTTCTCGATGTCGAACCTCTGCCGCTCCTTCGAGAGATCCTCGGGCTTCGTGAAGTTGGTCAGGCGAGCCATGAAGCGGAAGGAGGAAGCGTTCTTCGCGTATTCCTCGATGCCCTGCCGCTGGATGGCCACCAGCTGCATGGTCTCGTCCAGAGCGCCGTTGCCGGTCCCGAAGAAGTCGTTCTGGTACTGGTGCCTGGTCAGGATCCCGACCTTCTCCAGCTCGATGGCGGCCGTCTTATGCTCTCCGTCGAAGAAGAAGCGGATCCACGGGATGTTCTTCTCCCCTACCGTCACCAGTTCCCACCTCTGCGGGCAGATGGTGGAGTATCCGTACAGCTCTCCGTAGCGGTCCGTCAGCGGAACGATGAAGACGTTGTTCTTCACTTCCAGGATGGTGGAGACACGGTAAAGGAACTGGCTCCAGGTCTGCCACGGGTTCGGGCCGCTCCGCAGTTTCGTCTGCAGCGCCGGCTTGGCCGAGCCCTGCACGGTCAGCTGCAGTTTGGAGCGGTGCCGGCTCTTGGCATCGATGGCCGCCCGGACCAGTTCGCTCTCATAGATTGAGCCGCGCCAGGAGCGGAACACCGGCACGTAGCCGTTGAGCAGACGGAAGGCCGACATGGCCTCCTTCCGTTCCCGCTCCCGTTCGCGGCGACCGAAAATAGATTCAAACAGACCCATGACTTAATCCTCGTTCCTCAGCTGCATGCCGATGGACTCCCAATGTTTCTGTCGGACGCACATCGCGCACAGCAAGGCCGCCGTACCATCGATGTGGCCGTTCTTCCTCAATTTCACGAGCTTGCACCTCTCGCTCTCCGCGTCTATCTTCAGCGCGGAATCGATGAGGTGAACTTTCAACAAATCGTTATCCCCTATCCGGATCTTGCCGTCCCGGAGGAGGCCTTCGGTCTCTCTGATCACCGGCGTCAGGTTCGTCCCCTGGAACACGTCGTCCGTCTGGAAGCCGTAGGCCTTCAGGTCCTGGATGAGGTACTGGGCAGAGTATCGGTCGTATCCCACCATGAGGGGATAGATGCGATACTCCTCAATAAGCGAGGTCATCCAGGCGAAAACGTCCCGGTAATCTATCACGTTGTCGCCGCTGGGCGACAACAGGCCCCGCTGCACGTACACCTGATAAGGCAATCCATCCCGCGCGGTGGCCTCGTCAATCTTCTCGCCGGGGAGCCAGAAGTGCGCGAAGACATTCAAAACGCCGCCCTTCTCGATGACGATGGTGGCGGCGGTGAGGTCCGTGGTGCGGGAGAGGTCGATGCCGGCAACGGCGTAACTGTCACAAAAATCGGACAGTTCCATGTGCTTCCCCGCGGCTTCCAGGACTGCCGTCTCCGGCAGCCACGCCATAGACGAGGACTGCTTCAGGTTCGCGTACTTCGTGAGGAACTCCGCACGCTTGGACAGGCTCTCCGAGGCCGTGGCGATCTCGTCCAGGATAAAGTCCACCGGGACGGAAACACCGAGACCGGGAAGGCTCTTCCGCAGCTCGTTGATGTCGTTCCACTTGCGTGGGTCGTCGATGGTGTAGAGGAAAGGAAGGAGACGTCGTTCCTGGCTGTCACCCTGGAGAACTCGCGTAGAGCGCTTGAAGAGTTCGTCATAGATTCCCTCGTTCACATAGCCGGCGGAGGAGATGGCCACCATGAGCGGTTGCTTCCGCGCACCGGTGCCGGAGATCATGACCTCATACTGTTTGAGGCCCCTGTCCCCCGGCCAGCTCGCAATCTCGTCTGCGATCGTTAACTGCGGGTTATAGCCATCTGCACGCTTTTCCGAGAAGGCAATCTTCTTTATCGTGCTGTTGCTCTCCGGTACGAAAAGGTCGCCAATTCGGCCCCTTTTCCGGGTCCTGGAGGCAAATGCGGGCGTATGGTCTATCGTGAACTCAAAAGCGGAGTAAACGAGGTCGGACTGGTCCAGCTTCGGGGCGATGCAGTACACCTCCTGGCCGAACTCTCCCTCGGCGTAGACCATGTAGGCCATGATGGCCGAGGCGAGGAGCGTCTTGCCGCACTTCCTCCCGATGACCATCATCACCTCGCGGAACTGCCGGTTCCCTTCTGCATCCACGATGCCGAAGATGCAGGAGATGGCGGCCTTCTGCCAAAGCGACAGTTTAAGCAATCCGGGCGCCAGGCTTCCCTTGTTGTGCCGGACGAAGGTCTCGATGAAACGGATGGCCGTGTTGGCCTTGCTCTGATCGAAGATGTACGTCCCATCCTCGATGCCGTGGACGATGCGCTCATAAAGAAGACGGACCCACCGTCCAACGACGATGGAGCCGTCCACAATGCCTTGATAGTAGGCCAGTATCGCGTTATTCATTGCCGGCAAGGAACTCGGTCAGTGCGTCGATAGAATCCGCACCGTTAAGCTCTTTTAGCAGCTTTCCCAGAGGTATAAGCTCCTTCGCCGCGCGGATCCGCTGCGCCGGGGTGCTGTCTGGGTCGTTGATTGCCTCGACGAGGGTGTCATATGCGAGTTGCAGCGCATAATCCCCGTCAGGTTTGCGCTTCTTGGCCAATGTCTGCCCTCCTCAGAATAAAAATCCTCTGTCTGTGTGTACTCTTACCTTACCCGGCCGCTCGCCTTCCGCGTGCCTCAGGCCTCCGAAGGGGGGGCCTACACCAGCCGGCCGTACTCGTCCACCTTCCACCTCTTGCCGCTGTGGATCTCTGCGTGACACCTGGCACACAAGAGCATCAGGTTGTCCCAGTTCAGCGTGATCGTCGGGTCACTTATATTCATCGCCGAGAGCGGTGTCTTATGGTGTACCACCTCTCCCGGCGAGATCCTTCCGTTCTCCAGGCACCGCTCGCACAGTCCGCCGACAGACGCGGCGTAACTGTCCCGGCAATCCCGCCAAGCGTTGCTGCCGTAGAACTTCCTCGCCCAGTCCGGGCGGTTGTAAGGCTTGCTCATCTGCGTAATTACCTCGCCGCTTTTCGCGGCGCGTCCGATGCTTCTAGAGCGCTTTACGGTGTGCGCTGGTCTCTGATCAAATAGACCATGATAACAGTACCACACGGCGCGGATGTCTTTTAATGGTCAGTTGCCGGGAACAGGCGGCTGATTGCCCTCCGGCCGATGCGGTACGTGTAGCGCAAGTCGTAGCCGATCTCGTCCGCCACCTCGTCCCAATGCTTGCCGACGATGTACCGCAAACGCATCACGCTTTGATCAGGATCCGGAAGTCCTTCCACCATTTGGATGGCCTCCAGCCGTAGCTGCGCCAGGTGCTGGATCTCCCGGTCCATCTCGATCTCCGCGTCCGCGATCTCTGCGACGATGCGTCCCACGCGGTCAGTCGTGCCGGATGTCTGCACACGGTCTCCGCCGAGAGGCGCTGACAGACTGGTCGCCGTGATCCTCAGCGTCGCGATGGACTGCTCCAGGATGCGGATCTTCAGGTCTGTCAGCGGTATGCTCATGAACTCCTCTCGGGTCATACTTTAATCCTCCTCAACGATGACGATGGTCATCGGCTCACCGTCGTACCAGCGCTTGCTTGCGGTCACCTTGCACACCTGGGCGTCATCCTCCCAGGCGACGCCGTTCAGCCCGTCCAGTATCGCCTTGATCAGGTTGTCGATGTCGGGCTTCTGCGTATGCGGCAGCCCCTTCTGCTGGGTCTTCTTGAACTTCGGCCAGCTCATCGGCATGTCATACCAGACGGAGATCGTCACCGCGACCGGGCCGTGATGACACTGCCCGCCCGCTTCCCGGTACTTCAACCTGACGAGCCTTTCGTATCCCTTCGTCTTCTCCGGCGTGTAGGCGTGGCCATTGACCACTCTCGGCCTCGCCTTCGGGACCGGCCTTCCGGGAATCTCAAACCGGAGCATTTTCTTCCTCCTCCTCTTTCTTGGCCAGCGCCTTCAGCATGCACGTCGGCATCACGCAGTACTTTTGCCCTGGCGTCTTCCATACGCATCCCCGGCACTGGTGCTTGCTGGCCATCCGGCTCTCGATGTACTCCTGCCGTTTCTTCTCGAAATACGCTTTCATGGCATCGGCGTACAGCTTTGCCGCGTTCCTCTTTCCGATCGCACGGCACTCCTGCGAACAGTAGATGGCGGTCGGCCCCTGGGTACGGAACGACTTCCCACAGATGACGCACGTTTTATCCTTCCACGGAAACGGCATCTTATTCCCCCCTCCGTTCTTCCACGAAATCCGTGACCACCTCGATCGCGGTCACCACGGTGACAACGGCCACAGACACCACAAGGGTGAACAGACACCCCGCCAGCAGAACGCCGAGTACTTTCATCCTTCCTCCCTCCTTTCGCCGTCTGCACAGAACCAATCATCATCGACCCACGATCCAATGATTCCGGGGCAGTATGTCATACCAGCTTCGGAAAACTCTGCGTGCTTGCAATCCTTGCACCGCACTGGCTGCTCCAGCTGCCGGAGGTCGTAGACGATCTCCCCCGCGGAACAGGGCCGGCCCAGCTTGCGGAGCCATTTGTCCAGCAGTTCGTCGTAGGTCATCGTCATCCCTCCCCGAACAGCGAAAGCTGGTCGCCGTATTTCTTCTGCTCTATCTTTTTCTTTCTGTACTCATCGTACTTTTGCCTATAGCGGTAACTGTCTCCGAAGATGTTCCATGCCGCCTTTACGACGTTCGGCTCATATGGCTCAAGTCGTTCCAGCTCCTCGACTGCTTTGGCAGATATCGAGCATCCACAACATCCTGTCCTTGTGAAGCCATAGACCTCATAGGCATCTGAGTAACGGATCCCGCAGACCTTCTTGTACCACTCCTTGTCTGCGTCGGAAACATAGTAGAGAGGTCTCAGCCTGAACTGCCCGCTCGCCGTCTCGGAGAAGCACATCGTTTGATTGGCGTCCCCCCCTCGCGGGACCGACCTCATTCCGCCCTCGTCTCGTCTCTCGCCGGTGATGATCATCTCATAGTCCTTCTGCACCTTATGAGCGATTTGCTTCTTGCAATAATCGCAGCACCTAGCGCTGATCTTGAAATTCGGCGGCGTCTCGCTCATGAAGTCCCAAAGGTATTGCGATGAATTGATGACGAGCTGGATATCAGGTCTCGGCTCTCCCTTGCTGGTGCAACAGGCCAGGAAGTTTATCCCGGTCGCCGCTCCTGGGTATCTCTCGGCGAACTCCTGTCTCTTTGCTACCTTGTCTTCTGCCTCGTCGTATTCCGTCTTGATTGAGAACGGTACTCCTTTCGTCTGAACTGATTCCATCGCGGTGGAAACGATCTTAGAGATGAATGGCAGCCCATACTCTCTAGTCGCCAGCACGATGTTTTTCGCCGGTCTATACTCTTTAATCTCGACGCCGTATTTCTCTGCCGTCTCTTTAACGTGGCGCTTGGTCGCTGCCATCTCCAGCCCAGTATTGAAGAAGCAGTACGCCACCGGTGGCAGCTTGTGAATCTTCCTCACTCTTTCGATGAGGTCTATCAGGATGTCGCTGTCTGCTCCACCAGAGTATGAGCAAATTGCCTTTGGGTGTTCTCTCAGCCTCCTCGCGATAATGCTTTCTATTGCCCTGAACTTTTCGGGCGCGTCATAGTCAGCGTAGGCTGGACGATCCTCGTAGACCTTGCTCCGAAACTCCCCTTCTTTCGCTTTGTGCATATCTCACCCAATTCCTTCCATCTGCTTCAGCACCGCCATGATCATCTCGTCGGGCTTGCCGGCGACGGTGCGCTTGGCCCGGTCCCACGCTTTCAGCATGGCCTTCCAGTTCCTGACAGGCTCCCCGTCCTGCACCCATCCACGCTCCTCAAAGGTCTTCCAGAAGGCGTACGGGTTGACCGTGAGGCCTTCCTTCTGACAGTACATTTCGATGTCGCCCAGGGCCGGGTGCCAGGTACCTATATCTTTGTCTTCTTTGTCTTTGTCTTTGTCTTCTTCTGTTGCGTGACTGTCACGCTCTGTCACGTGACTGTCACGTGACACGTCACGCTCCCTCTGCTTCTTCTTCCGCTCCCGGTTCTGCTCGCGGATCCTGTCCAGGCCGGCCGCGTCCTGGTACTTTTCCCAGTTGCTGATGCGGATCCAGCCGTCCTCCCGGCTGATCATCCCGAAGGACTGGAAGATCTCCAGCGCCTTCTTGACCGTGCCGACCGGGCGGTTCATCTCGGTGGCGAGCAGCTGCTCGGTGTACGGCAGCTCAGGCGTGAAATACACCTGGCCGCCGTTGTTCACCGTGCCGGCGAGGGTGAGAAGTTTCAGCCAGATCACGATGATGGTGTCCCCTTTGGGCATCGCTTCAATCTGCCGGATCTTCCGGTTGTTGAAGATCTCGCGGTCCAGCTTGATCCATTTCACCTCTGCCATTGCTTCCTCCTTCAGAAGGGAAGGTCATCATCATCCCCCACCACCGGGCGGATGTCTTCGACATAATTCCTCACCGGTGCGGGAGCGGGCCTCTCCGGCACCTCTGCCGCCGGCTGGGATGCCTTGCTCCCGCAGAAGGACACGTTGTCCGCCAGGATGTAGGTTTTCGTCTTCTTGCTGCCGTCCTGCGCGGTCCAGTCGTCCTGCGACAGGCTCCCGGTCACGGCGATCATGTCGCCCTTGTGGAAGTACCGGCTGATGAACTCGGCGGTCTGCCTCCAGGCGGTGACCTCGAAGAAGTAGGCCTTGTCCCTCTTGAATCGGTCGTCAACGGCCACGTTGATGCGGCACACGTGGGTGCCGGTGTCTCCGGCGCTCTTCAGTTCGGGATCCCTCGTCAGGCGTCCCATGATGGTCACGGTGTTGATGCTCATGCGTTCTCCCTCCTCTTGCGGATCTTGATGATGATGTTGTTCAGGTCCTGCTCTGCCAGGCGCTGGAGCGGGCCGTACTTGTTGACCAGAGCGTCGCGCTCATTGGGTGAGGTCAGCTCGACCAGCTCGTCGTAGGCGGTCACACGTGCCGCTCCTTCGTCCACCGGGTCGGTGGTGTATTTCGTCCTGTCCGCCTGGTAGAAGATGTCGGCGCTCATGCCGAGCAGCTTGCACGCGCTGCCGATGGCGTCGGTGACGGCCATTTTGAAGCACTCGTCGCTGACATAGGCCCCGCTCCGCTCCTTTGCCACGAAGGCCGAGCCGCCCATGCCGGTGATGGGCTTGCTCCATTCGCCGTCCACCTTGATGTAGAGGTTCACGGTGGCGAAGGCCTTGACCTCCTCGCCGAAGGTCTCCAGGTGGGTGTCGGTGATCTCGATGTACCAGCCGATGCCGCAGGGGCCGAAGACCTCCGTTAACGCCTTGATGCGCCACATCGGGTTGATGTCCGTGAAGCCATTCAGTCGGCCTCCCCGGATGGTCTTCCGCGCTTCTGCCGGCGTGGTCGCCAGCTGGCGGAAGATGGTCATGTTCTCCATTCGCTTCTCCTTCTCACTTGATGCTCATGTTGTTGTGGGTGACCAGCTGCGCTCCGGGGAAGGTCTGCCCGGCCTTCAGGAGCTTTCCGATCGCGGTCTTATCCGGTTCTTCCTTCGTCCTGATCAGCGACGTCAGGCCGTTCTGCTTCGCCCAGGGAAGGAACTCCTCGGAGATCTCCGTCGACACCGACGGCCTCCACTTGACGGCCACGCGGGCGGTGGTGAAGTTCTCGCCGGCGAGGTCATGCTCCAGGTACTGGGCCAGCCGGTCCGCCTTATTCTCCAGCCCCTTCCGGCGGAGGAACAGGACCCGTTCCTGCGCCCGGATGGCCTCGGCCTCAGCGCGGATGCCCAGCACCGCACAGGCCACGCCTTCCCGCTTCTCGTCCCTTGCGATCTCCAGCGAGGCGATCTCGTCCTGGATGGCGCCGTACTCCGCCTCCACGTCCTTCACGACCTCACCGGTCTCCGGGTCCACGCACGCGGCGATGCGGTCGTCGATGGAATCAATGAGGCGCTCCAGCTCCTCGCGAATCTCAAAAAGTCTCATGCTTTGCCTCCCATTCCTCCGCGATCGCGCGGTCTTCCTCGCTTTCGGATCTGCCGTAGGTGTGGTAGCAGATCCCGTTGTGGTAGAACTGGAACGTCCAATTGAAGAAGCTGCCAGTCTCCTCCTCGTCATCCCTCTCAATGACCTGGATCTCCTCACCGAGCGCCTCAGCCAGTTCCTTCATTCCGCCGTAAACCAGGACCTCGGTGACCGGAATGCTGCTTCCGATGGTGATGGTCTTGCCGGTCATATCACTGATCCAGCGCTGGATCTCGATAATCTCCTTACGGTGTTCGTCCAATTCTCGGATCGCCCGCCGGATCTCTTCCTCCGTGCATTCTGGGCATAGGGTCACCGGGGCCTTTTCCCTGACGTGCGCGGGATCGATAACCTTCCCGCAGTCCTCACACTTGAACTTCATGGATCTCGCTCCTCCTCTTCTGAATCACGTACTCATCGTCGCCGAACTCCTCGTCCCAGTCGACGCCGAACACCAGGCAGATGGCCGCCATGAAGTTGCAGATTCTCTCCAAAAGTGATACCATTGATAAGACCTCCTTATGTGGTAGTGAGGGGTTCATCGAAGAGGCTCATCTGTTCGTATGCGGGTGAGTCTCTTTCTTCGTCCAGCATGCCGGCGTCCTTCAGGATCCGACGGGCCGTCTTCAGCCTCGTCGCGATGGAGAGGAAGCGGGAGCGGTCCTGGTGGTACTGGCGGGCGATCTCGTCCAGCTCGGTGGCCACGTAGTAGCCCTTGCCGTCCTGGTCGTTGATGATCAGGTGTCCGTCCTCTCTCAGGCGCTGGATCTCCTTCCTCACGGCTCGTTCCTTCTCACCCGTCCTCCACGTGAGCTGGAGCAGGGTGACGGCGTTCTTCTTGCCCACGCCGATTTCGTTAAGCAGTTCCATTTGTTCCTCCTAGAATGGTCAAGTTGGGGGTCAAAACCCCTCAGTTTCGGGGGTTTCAGCGATTTCCATGAAGTCCTCGGGCGATTCCTCCACTCTGCCCTTCTTTCCGTAAAAGGGGTTCTTTCCGAACCTAAACGGGTAAAGTGGGCACCGTGTGATCTCGCACCTCCTCACCTCTGCAGCGTTTCCACAGACACAGCTGAGGCAGTACGCCCGGATGGCCTTCACCGGACTGGTGATCTCTGCCATCGGTACCTCCTATACTTTGGATTTTCTCATGTCGGAAGGCACAAAAAAGAACTCCTCGATCCCCGGCAGCTCAAGCGCTTCCTTAATCAGGATGATCTCGTCAGCCTTGAAATAAGGATTCGCGCCTTTAAGCTTGTTGATCAGAGAAGTCGTAGATATGCCGATCCGTGCGGCCAGCTGCTCCTGGGTGACGTTTTTGGCCCTCATGGCACCGCGCAGGGCAGAATAGTCGAACATCTTCGAGCCTCCTTTCTCTCAAGTTCACCATCATTATAGTCTTTGGAATATCTCAAGTCAACGGCTAATTTGAGATTTTCTAAAATAATTTTGCGTTTCTCTTAAGATGATGATATAATGCAGTCGTAAGGAGGTTGCAACAAATGAGCAATACTGCAAAGGTTATCGGGCAGCGGATCACCACCGCCCTGGAATACAGAGGAATGACCGCCGCTGACTTGAGCCGGAAAACCGGCATCGACGAAGGAGCCCTCTCCAGCTACCGGAGCGGAAAATATGCCCCCCGGCAGGATAGGATCTACCTCATCTCCCAGGCGCTGGACGTGACGCCGTCCTGGCTGATGGGATATGACGCAGATCCTAAAGCGGCCGAGGGCGCGGTCACGGAACTGTTTGAGAAGCTCCCGAAGGAACAGCAGGGTCAGGTGCTTGACTATATGCGATTCCTACTAAATAATCAAAAGTGAGGCACACGCTGGCGGGGTCCATCTCCGCCAGCAACTCGGTGAACTCTTTCATGAAGGCGACCTCCTTATGTGGTGCCTCTAGTATAGAACACTTGTTCAAACACAACAACAGAATCTTTTAGAAAATCTCACTACCACATCAAAAGCGGAGGAAATTATCACGTATGTACTATGACAAAGCAAAAGGCCTATGGCGTGAGCAGATGACCATAGGCGGAGTGCGGAAGGTCTTCTCCGGGAAGACAAAGAAGGACGTCAAGCTGAAGATCCTCAGCGTCCAGCATGAGCAGAAGCAGTTCCCCACCTTCGGGGCTACGGCGCCCAAGTGGAAGGAACACCACCAGGACATGGTGGAGCCGGGGTCCTGGCGCTCCTATGACGCCTCGTTCCGGCGGGCGGTGAAGAAGTTCGGCTTGCGCCGGCTCGATGACATCAAGCCGGGCGAGATCCAGACGTGGATCAATAGCCTCGGACTCGCCTACAAAACGGCTTGTAACCAAAAGACGGTCATTTCGGAAGTATTCCGGTTCGCGATCGTGGACGAGGGGCTTGAGATCTCCAATCCCTGCGACCAGGTCCGCATCAGCGAGAAACTGTCCCGGACCACCCGCCGCGCCCTGGAGGACTGGGAGATCACGGAGATCCGGAAGACGAAGGCGGACGAGTTCATCCTCGCCCCTCTCATCCTCTACACCGGCGCCAGGTGCGGGGAGGCTCTGGCCATCCAGCTGCACGACATCGACTTCGAGAAGAAGACGATTCACATCTGCAAGGCCGTCCACCATGAAGGCAACAGGCCGTACCTCGGCCGGCTTAAGACGGACATGAGCGACCGCTTCGTCCCGCTCCTCCCTCAGCTGGAGGCGCTGATCATCCAGCTGCACCTCTCCGAGGACGATTACATCGTCTCCGGCTCTGATCTGCTCACCTACCGGGCGCTGGCCTACCGGTGGGAGCGGTGGTGCCAGGCGCACGCTGTACGCTTCGACAGGCACTCCATCCGGCACGCCTACGCCACGGCCCTGCTGGAATCAGACGTGTCCGTAAAAGGCGCTCAGGCGTTCCTGGGGCATGCCAACTTCAAGACGACAATGGACACCTACACCCACATCCGGGAGAAGTACCTTGAAGAGGAAGCGAGTAAAATGGTCGCACATTTTGGGAAAATCGGTTGATTCACCCACCGAAAACTGTTAACCTAAAATTGACCATTTGAGAACTCCTTACTGGTTTTTCTTCATTCGCATCGGGAATCCGCCAAAGCCCCCAGGCCCGCCCAGCCTGGGGGTTTTGGTGTGTGCGTAGGTGTGTACTTTATTCGCCAAAAACCTGTTTTTTACCACAAGTTTTCTTTTGGTGTGACATCAAAAAAAGACCTATAAACAAGCGAAAAACGCTTATTTACAGGTCTTTTCGATTTGGTCGGAGTGGCGAGACTCGAACTCGCGGCCTATGCCTTTAAAATAGTGCAAAAATGAAGGTGGTGTGTACTTGGTGTGTACTGAATGTACATTCAGCACGAAAAAGGCCCCGGAGGTGTGTGCCTCCGGGGTCGTTTTAGGTCCCCTCTTTCCGGTGGGGGCACACCGCTGTCATAAGCTGTCCACTAAGGCAGGACCTCTCCTCAATCGTATTGACGATTCAGCAGGGCGCCTTCTTGATGCGGGTCGCGCCGCCGGCTTTGGCCACCGCCACCAGCTCGTCCGCCAGCTCCTCCGGGATGTCCCGGACGAGGACGTTGAAGTGCGGCTCCGGGTGTCCTTCCAGGAACTCCACGCCGTCCACCTGGGCGCACCACGTGCCGTTCTCCTCGATGCAGTACCAGAGGTAGCCGTCGGCCTCCTCGGTGGCGTAGACGTTGTAGATGCCGGGGTTGACGTAGCCCATGACGACGGACCCGGCCAGCGCCGGCGCGGATCTCGCTCTCAGTTTGGTGGGAGAGATCTCCACCTGGTCCCGCTCCGTGTCCCGATCCACCGGTTCGCCGACGGTGTAGGCGAATTCGTAGGGGCAGTAGATGAAGCCGAGGAAACGGTAGGAACTGGAGAAGTTGTAGCCCTTCTCGGCGTAGTAGGTCTTCTTGTAGAACTTGCTCCCGCCGTAGTCGCTGCCGGTGGCCACCACGTCGCCGTTCTCCCGGATCTCCGTGACGGTCATGACATGGCCGGCGAGGCTCCCCTTCCCTTCCCACACCATGATGGCGTTGAGCCTGGGCGTCTGGCCACGCTCGAAGCCGTCGTCATAGTTCCAGTAGACCTCGGCATTGTTCCGGCACATCCGGGCTTCAATGGAGCGGGCCATGTCCAGCCCCACCGCGTCGGTGATGGTCTTCAGCCACATGCCATGCACGAAGGCCACGCAGTTCGGCAGGGTGTAGCCCTTGCTGTTCCGCTTGATACAATGGGCATAGCCGCCGCATCCGGTGTTGATGAAGTTCTTGTCGTTGCTGGCCGGCGTGGAGGTGTAGGGCAGATAAAGGTGGGTCATCCGAGGCCTCCTTCTTCCTCCTCATCTTCCTCTTCGGGGACGTCCAGGGCGGCCATCTCCTGCATGACCTCGTAATACTGATTGCTCGAGATCCGGAGGATGATGCCGAGGAAGGTGTCGATGGCGGTCAGGGTGAGGACGGTCTCCTCCACCGGCCACGTCCAGTTCCAGATCCGGCCGAGGGTGGCGATCAGCGTCGCCACCGCGGGGAGGACGATGCGCTGGATGTAGGCGAGGATGTCATAGGTGCGGTTGGTCATTGTGTTCCTCCTATTCTTCGATGTAAGTGACGGTTTCAGGCGAGGGGAATCGTTCGGCCGAAGTGTAGGCCTCCAGACACCCCCTCGGCACGAAGATCTTGCAGCGGGATGGGAAGGCGTTGAAGCAGTTGTTGCTTGTGGTCGGCGGCGTCGTGCCTTTGAAGTGCAGCTCCTTCAGACCGTTGCAGGACTGGAAGCACGCCGTCCCCATTGACGTGACGTTCGCCGGGATCGTGATGCTCTCCAGGCGCTGCAAGTTGGACCCGACGAAAGCGTTGGGAAGGGCGGTCAGGGAATCCGGGAGAAGGATCTCGGAGATGCTCATGCCGGTGATGTTCCCGATCGTCGTGACGCCATTTCCAAAAGCGATGCGCTGGACCGAGCCGTTTGTCATTTGAAGGGCGGGCGCCGATCCGGTGCCGCTCGGCATCACGGCGAGGTTTTTCACGGTCATCTGGTTGCTGAAGGGATAAGTCCCTTGTGTTGCTGCGGAATACGGGATAATGACACGGGTCGCGCTGTAGTTCGCGAGGTACTGGTCGATGGTAGTCAGCCCGTCCGGAAGCACCGCGCACCGCAGCGAGACGTTGTTCGAGCAACAGTTCTGCCCGGAGTTCGTCACGAACGGGGAGAACACCACCCGCTCCAGGTTGCGGAGGTAGGCGGTCCCATAGTTGCCCGGCGCCAGGTTTTCCCCGAACTGGATCTCCTTGACCGCGTTCATGTAGTAGCCGTTGAGAGCGCTGCTTGCGGCATACCTCAAGCAGCAATAGCTACTTGACCCGATCAGGGCCGCGGCGCCGGTGACGGTGATCGTGATTTCCTTCGCTCCGCCCGTTTCGTACTCGTGCAGATCCGTCCACTTCACCGACGTGATGCTGGTCCCCGTGAGGGTGGAGGAAGTTCCATCCCCCCATTCGATGAGGGCCTCTCCGTTGACCGCGAGGCCGAACTGTGCGTCCGTCAAGGTGTCAGGCAGCTCGAAGAAAATGTGGGATTTCTCATCGGTGGGTTTGTAGGCGAAGCCGATGTCGAGCCACCCCACCCGCTCGACCCATTCTTTCGCTTTGTCCAGGGGCCAGTTCCACCCGCAAGGGGTCAAGCCGTCATGCTCACCGCCGGCGGGGAACTCCGAAAGTTCGAGGAACTCGTCCCTGGTGTAGGACGCCAGCAGCGTCCCGTCATAGTCGAACAGATTGACGTCGCTTTCAACGGCGATCGGCTGGGAGACCCTGGCCTCCGGGTAGACGTCGATGATCTGTTCCTGATAAACGCGGATCACTTGTTCGCCCGCCATGTCGCCTCTCCTTCCAGCTTGATCTCGCCCTTCGCGATGGTGGTGACGGCGTCCCCGTCGGTCACCTCGATGTCGAAGACATAATCACCGAACAGGAGGGCCTCAGTCTCCGCGGGCGCGATGACAAAGTGCCACACGCCCTCGGCGTCCATCTCCATGTCCTCCAGCGTCTTCTGGACGACGTAGGGCATGGTGTTGAAGGTCTCCTTCATGGTGAAATACATGGCGGTCGGGGTCTCCATGATGACCTCGCCGTCCATGTCTTTGCGCTGGAACGCCAGCGCGATGGTGTCCCCTCTGGTCGCTATGATCATGCGTCGCCTCCGTGTCTGAATGTCGAATTATATTGGTCGAGACATCGCTGCATCTCGCCCGTGTTGTTATTTGTGGCCGCATGATCCAAAAGCTGATAGACCATGTCGCCCTGGATGTCCACGGAGCGGCTCATTTTCGTGAGCTTTCCCTCCATTTTCGTGAGCCGGTCGCTGATGTCCTTCATGGCCTTGAAGGGCTTGCTCGCCACGCCCCAAATGGCGGTTATCGCACCAATTAAGGCGGCAACGGCCAGAATCTGCTGGCTCGTGATCGTGATGTCCATCGTTTTCTCCTTTCAGGACGAGTAGAGGATGACATAACGGTACTCCGTCCCGCTCACCAATCCGTAGGAGGTCGAGGCGGTGTAATAGCTCAACGTTTTCGTGCCGGTGAAGCGGACGCAAGTCGCGCCGGCTGCGGTGGCGTTGCTGGAAGAGAAGGTGTTCGTCGTCATGGCGCTGGAGCGGCTGTAGCTCGTCGCCGATGAGGCGCTGGATTTGTACACCCACGCGGGGCAGCCGTAATTGGCGCCGCCGCTCGTGCTGAAGGTCGGAGCCAGGGCCGTGTTGGCTTTGCTCATGTACCATTCCACTACGGCGTACTGCTGAACAAGGCTGTAGATGGCGGTGCTGGATTTGTAGGACCCGTCCGCGGGGAAGATTGCCGCCGCGATGGGGTATCCGCTGCCGGTGTAGGGAATCGTCAGCGAGGCCACAGTCCCGGCGGTGCCGGGCGTGAACGTCCCGGTCACCATGTTGGAAGCGCCGCCTGACACGTTGACCACCACCTCGGCGAGATTGGTGACGTCATAGGTGCCGTTGGCGGTCTTCGTTTCGGAGCCGCTCACCAGCTCACTCGCGGACACGGTGACGGCGGTGCCGGTCTTCGTGCCTCCGGAGATGTAGCCGGTGCTGTTCGTGACCGAAGGCGTCACCGAGACGGAATGGTTGGAGACCGCTCCCTTCGTTGCGATGGGGGTGCCAGCCGTTCCGGTCGGCATAGCGTTGACCGTGACAGGCTTGTAACCGTCCACCGCCCCGGAGTTGAAGGTCTGTTGGGAGGTGGTGGGCGTGACCGTCAGCGCGGTGATGGTAGGAGCGGACTGGGACACGTCCGTCAGGATGACATTGGCCTCCAGGTATTTCCCCTGCGTCAGCAGGGTCTTCGTGTTGTTCGACACGGTGGCGATGGTGTTTCCTTTGTAACTGACTGTCGTACTCATGAAACGCCTCCGCTCCAGATCGGAAGATCTGACAATGTGATGAAGCCGGCGTTGTTGGAGAGGTCGCCCGTGTCCGCCGGGATGGTCGGCTTGTCGCTCAAGTCGTCATAGTCCCCGGACGTGGCCACCGCGGCAAAACTGGGCTTGCCGGTGATGTCACCCCAGGCAACAGATCCGCCTCCTCCCCCGCCGCCGGCTCCGGCGTCGATGGAGATGGCCAGCCTCGTGCCGGCCACGCGGATGATCAGGAAGGTCCCCAGTCCGCTGGCAGAGTAGGATGTGGGGATTGAAGATTCCCCGCTGACGATGAGACCGTCGGATCCGGAGCAGACGAAGTTGGTCGCCAGGTTCCTGGACCGGATGACGATGGCGTACCACCCGGAGGAAGTGCCATCCGGGATGGTGACGGTCTGCGTGCCGTTGTAGTGGCACCTGGTCACGATGCCGGAGCGGGTGTCCAGGGTCGTGGAGGCCGTTTCATTAAGTACCACCGGCAGCTGCCCGGCAAACGGCAGGAAGGACCGGACGAGACCACCGACGGCCACGCCTCCGAAGGCTGCTCCCACGCTGGAGCCGTTCTGGAAAAGGTCCAGCGGGAAGATGGCCACCGGGACGGACACCTCGGCGGTGCCGGTCGCCACCAGGTCGGTGACGGTATAGGTGAAGGTGGCGCCTTCGGTCTCGCCCAGCTGCACCCAGGAGGGGTTCGTGGTCAGCGTGCCGGAGATGTCCCCGGAATAGGTGACGCTTTCACTCTGCACCGAGTTGGTGCCGAGGGCGGTGATTGTATTGCTCCAGGTGACGTAGACCCACGTGCCGGCTTCGTCGTAGGTGGTGGAGCCGTTGGATGCCACACGGCGGGCCGTGAGCTTCGCTATGGGGCGTTTGTAGCCCTTCACGGTGAAGGTGGTCTGCTCCTGATCAGTCGCCCCTCTGCCGTCTCTGGCGTTGATGGTGGCGGTGACGGTGTAGTCGGTCTCCGACGCTGGCAGAGTGTCGGTTCGCACATAGTTGCGGTTCGCACTCGCGACCGATCCCTTGTTCACCTGTGCGGTCACTGTCGTGCCAAAACCGGGAAGGCCGGACAGATTGATTTGCGCTGCGGAATACCCCGCCACGATGACGTTCGGGATTCCGCTGTTCAACGGGTCCACGCCGTCGACGATGATGTTCGGATGGACGGAGCCGGTGTCGATGATCCACGGGCCATAGATGACGGTGGTTCCGATCAGATTGCCGAACAGCGTGTCCTTTGCGTCATAAGTCTCAATTCGCGCGGAAACGTTTCCAGCCGTTTTGGAAACGTTGACGGTGTTGCTGAGGACGTTCAGGTCCGTCACCGTGAAGGTGTTGGCGTTGTCCTCCGCCCATGCCTGAGTGATGTAGGCCAGGCCTCCGGTGCTTATCTTGACGTAATGGAAATAGTCCGGATTCCTGGGCGTGACGGTCAGGGTCATCACCGTCGTCCCGTCATCCGTTGCGATGATGGCGGGGTTCGGTGAGAAGGATCCCGTGCCGGTCAGCTTGATGGTGGACAGGGTCAGCGTCGCGCTGGAAGTGGTCCTTCCGTTGATGCTGCCGTAGCACGTCACGCTCTTCGTGCCGTCGCTGTTGTGCGTAACGGTCGTAGTCGCGCCGTCGATGATCTTCCACGTGGTCTGCCAGAAGCCGAAGCTCTGGTTATTGCCGGAGGTCTTCCGCCCCACCTTGACCCCGCCGACGCTCACGAAAGCCTCGGTCGAGATGTCGAGGTTGTAGTAGCTGCCGTAGAACTTCGCCGTGAGGTAGACCTTCACCCGGCTCTGATTGGTGTCCGACAGCACTTGGACTTCCTGCGCCGTGAAGATCAGGTCGATGCGGTTTTCGCCGGATCCGTAGATCGTCGTTGTCCTGCTTACACTTGCCATTAGATGTGCCTCGTGAATCTGAGATGGTCACCGTCGTCGGATGCGAAGATCCGCCAGCGGTTGCCGGGTGTGTCAGGATCGCCCAGGGATAGCTGAGAAGCGCCGAGACCGTCCGCACCGCTCACCCACGCTTGGACATTGTCGTCCGAGTCGATGAACTCCAGCGATTC